TCCATGCAAGGCACTCAGGTCAGCGGTCTTATCCCGGTTGTCTACCTCATAAAGCTGGTTAATCTGCTGGGTGTCACAATCGCAACCGTTGGGTGCAGGGGGAATCTGGGGCACAACATGGTTCGTCCAGAAAAGCTCTTCCTTATCAATAAGATCAGAAAGCACCTGTTTATCCGTCACAATTTTGTGGATCACCAGCTCTCTGCCGAAAATCAGAGCCGCCATATACCAGCAGTCGAAACCGCTGACAGCCAGATAGTGATTGACCTGAGCCATGTAATGTGCAGGGATTTTGCCATCTGCCCACTTATCCGCAGAGAACGGTGAAACCGTTTTGCACTCCAGCCCGGCCTTCTGCCCAACGATCAGGCGGTCAAAGTCTGCCAGAAGCAGCGGATGTTCCTCACTCTGGTAAATGGCATTTGCACGGCGTACTTTCAGACCGGTGGCCTCGGTGAAGCGCTGCGCCACATAATCCTCCAAATCACGGCCCTGCCGCATAGCCTCGTTGTCGATATTTTCAGTGGTATCGCTGATTTTATCGTGGTACACCTGAAATGCCGAGCGGTAGGGATTCACACCCAGAATAGCACCGGCATCCGTGCCGGTAATGCCGCATTTACGATAATGGAGCCAATCTTCTTTGGACAGGTTCAAAGTTGAAATCAATCTTTTCATGCGCTTTGCATCCTTTCTTTCATAATAGATTCGGCAAGAATGAAGTCATATTCCACCAAGTCTTTCATGATCGTGGAAAAGTCGCTGGCCAATGAATGGCAAGAGCCAACCCACAGGTCGTAAAGAAAATCCAGAATATTATTTTGCACCCTGAGATGGTTCCAGTAGCGCTCCTCCAGTCTACCCTCGGATTCCAAAACAATAATGGCGGTGCTGATGGTACTTTTCATCGTGATCTCATAAGCCATGGTAACGCTGATTTCAGAAGCACTCTTCTCAACGTTGTCAAAAAATTCCGTGAATTCCCTGAAAATGCGGTTATTTACATCATTCATGGCTTGCTCCTTTATGCTGCGGCCAGCACCATCTTGTAGGCTTTGTCGATCATCGGGTTGCCCTCTGCGGTGCGCAGGAACAGGTTCTCGTTATAGTTTTTGGTCTTGCGGAGAGGATCTGCGTGGGTGGCAAAATCGGAGACTGCGTTGATAAAGCGCCAACCGTTTTTGCCGACCCATTCCAGATCCGGTGCGTTATAGTAGCGAGTCTTCAGTTCTTCCTGCAGGCGCAGATTATTCTTCCGCTGGCAATCGGACAGGTCCTCAGAAATCGGGAAAAACTCATTGATGAACTCCTGCACCTTGTGATCGGATAAATCGATGCGAGCCAGCTCTTCGCCACGGTTGCCGAGTTCAACCATATAGTTGCCGGCCAGCTGCAGGGTCTCACGGGCATCCTGCACGCGGAGCAGAACATTTTCGGTGTGGCGTGCAGTCCAGCTGCGCTTTGCGGTATTTAGCGCGAGGTTCAGCGTGTTCTGGCAGACTACACGGATCGGAGTCATGGCCACTTTCACACCAGAACTTCCGTCATGACTGTTGAAGATCACAAGATATGGTACTACCTGATCTCCAGCGATAAGATATTTCCTCGGAAGCCTTGCCAGCATCCAAACCTTCTTGCCGCCCTGCAAAGAACCGGCAGTTTCGTAAGTAACACCTTCACCCAGCAGATCATCGGTGAACTGAAATGCTTCTTCGTTCTGCACAATGCGGTAGCGGTCGGATACCACACCCAGAACAGCATCATCAGTGCTGCGGACATTTGCGCGATAGCCGGGGATCATAGCACCCGTGCCGGAATAGATATTACGGCTTTCCACCTGCCAATCCAGACCGGCCAGTTCCAAGGCTTCACGGCTTGCAGGGGCATCCATAATGATACGGCCAAGGCCGTGCCAAGGGGTCTCACGGACAGAGAACATCGTTTCAACATTTGCGGGCATAGTAAAATCTCCTTTTCAGTGTATTTTGCTCAATCGTTGTTTTCCATTTCTTCAGCGATGCGGACGAGGACTTCCACCAAGACGGTGCCAACTTCTTTGACGATTTCGGACCAAAAGTTCATAATGCTTTCTCCTTTCTGCGCAGCTGCGCGTTAAAATACGATGGTAATAATGATAGTGATGGTGCGGAATAACAAAATGCTCACCTCCAGACATAAAAATAGCCCCTGAGTCTTTCGACTCAGAGGCTTTGGATCATGATTATTATATCTGGGTGAGATTTTTTGAATTGTAGTATGCAGAATAGGCTTGTTTTACTAAAGAAAACAGGGTACAATAAAAGCAAGATAGTGCTTGCAGGACAGCTGTGGTAAAAAATCATAGTTGCAGAGCATGAGCATGGAGGATCACCGCTTATGTGTAATTTCAGAATCAAAGAGCTTACAGTGACGAATTATCGTAAGTTTGAACAGGAAACTTTTCCGCTGAATCCAACAATGAATGTATTTGCAGGAAAAAATGGTTCTGGTAAGACTGCTGCACTGGAAGCGGCTGCTGTAATGATGGGAGCTTACTTGTCCGCATATAAGACGTATGTTCCAAGTCAGTATGTTTTTAATCTTTCGGGTGACTCGGAAAATGGAGATGCACATAAAAAAGTGCTGACTTCGCAGCAGGAAGATGTTTTGACCGCAGGCGGGGTAGCACAGTATCCGTGTAAAGTGAGCTGCACAGCAATATGGGGTGAGGAGTCCAATGAAATTTCCTTTCAACGTATTATAGAAAAAGAAGGTAGTAGAACAAAATTTAGTGGAAAAAACCCAATGCAGCCGAAAGTGGTAGAGTGGGAGAAAACCATTGAAAAAGCAGATCATTCGGATAGCGAACTGATTCTTCCACTTGTGTTATACTTGAGTTCTGCACGTCTATGGAATGAAAATAATTCAACAAAAAAGGTTCGGCTTTATAATAGGACAGAGGCCTTTAGTTACTGCTTGGAAAAAAAACATGGTGCAGAATTGGCCTTTGGGTATGTTAAAAGATTAAAAGATGTTGCGGAAGAAGAACGGAGAAAAAATAATTTTCCGGCGTATGACACAATACTAAATGCGGTAAATGAGGCTTTTAGTGATGAATTGTCCGCAGAAGAACGAGTGATTTTTTCCACACGATATGAACGTGATATTGTTGCGCTTCAAATGAAAGATGGAACGGTTGTACCTTTTTCAAGTTTAAGTGATGGCTATCGTAATGTTATAAAAATTATAGTGGATATAGCAGCTAGAATGTGCATTCTGAATCCCTATCAAAAGGAAAATGCACTGAAAAACACACCGGGTATCGTTGTAATTGATGAAATTGATCTGAGCCTGCATCCGACATGGCAACGCAAGATTATTGGGATTTTGAAAGAATTGTTCCCAAAGATTCAGTTTATTTGTGCAACTCATTCGCCATTTATTATCCAGTCGCTGGAAGAAGGGGAACTTATCACACTGGATCAAACGCTGGATAGTGAATATTCTGGTGAGAGTATCGAGGATATTGCAGAAGATGTTATGGGCGTCGAAATGGTGCAGTATAGCATAAAAAAACGGAAAATGTATGAGGCTGCACAGAATTATCTGAAAGCTTTGGAACAAGCTGAGTCTCAGGAAGATTTGGATGCGTTACGGAATGAGATGAACCGTTTGGAAGCAGTGTATAGCGAAAACCCTGCATATCTGGCATTGATTGAACAAGAAAATCTAGTGAAAGAGCAGGAAGTGAAAGACAATGAGGCCGGTAAATAAAGGTGCTTCTCCGTATACGTCCATTCGCGAGTATGGAGATGCACTGCCATATCTGGAAGAACGTATAGGAATATACTGTTCTTATTGCGGAGCAAAAATTGATCACGCACCGGAAATAGAACATGTGGTTTCAAAGTCTAAGGGCGGAGATAAGACTGAGTGGAAAAATCTCTTGTTAGCATGTAAATATTGCAATACAAGAAAATCAAATCATACAACACCTGAAAATAAAAATGATTATCTCTGGCCAGATGAAAACAATACGGAACTGGCGTATAGTTATATTGGTGGAATCCCTAAAGTAAATAGTCGGATACTTTCAGCGCTAGATGCCAGTGGGGAAACAGCTCAGAAAGCAGAGAACCTTTATGAGCTAGTGAAGCTTGGCAATGTTCCAGAACCGGGAGATAAAGACAGAAGATTCAGGCAAAGAAATAAGGCGTTTGATGATGCCAGCTATTCTTTGCAAAATTGGAAAAAGCTGAAGGAAACAGATGGGAAAGCGGCCATGAAAGATCAAATCATACGGACTGCAAAAAATGCTGTTTTTTTCTCAGTTTGGATGGAAGTTTTTAAGGAAGAGCCTGAGATGAAAAATGCGTTGCTGGAGGCTTTCCCCGGAACGGAGACAAGGTTCTTTGATGCAGATGGAAATGTCAAGCCGATTCTTCATGTAGAAGAGCTGGAAGCAGCAACAGAGGTTGCTACATAAGTAAAAAAGAATGGCCGCTTATGGAAGGAGAAAGATTCTCTCGATCCATGAGCGGCCTTATTTTTTACTGACTGTGTAGACTAAAGCGGGAGGGGAACGCAATCCAAACGTAACCGCCCAGCGAGAGCACGTCCCCAGAAAGACAAGAGGCACCCGACTCGGAATCGGGTGCCTCATTTTGTCATACAAAGTTTTCTTGAATGAGCTTTCCCCAGGGCAGCATCTGGTCGAGACGCTCCGGGTGGGTCTGGATTTCCATGTCAGGCAGATTCTCAAGAAGGAACTGGATATAATCTCTGGGCGCAAGGTTGTTTGCCTTTGCTGTTTCCACAATGCTGTAGATCACTGCGCTGGCCCTTGCCCCGGCAGGCGTGTCGCTGAACAGCCAGTTTTTTCTGCCGACAGTAAAGGGGCGGATCTTGTTCTCTGCACGGTTGTTGGAGATCTCGCAGCGAGGATCCTTCAGATAGTTTTCCATATACGAACCGTTATAAAGACCGGAACGATCAAAGACAGCGCAAACAAATTAGACCCACCAGATTAGCTGGTGGGTCTAATTGTTTTGA